ATGGCGCTCTACGAGCTGCGCACCTACACGCTCTATGTCGGCAAGATGGCCGAGGCCGTGAAGCTTTATCAGAAGTTCGGGTTCCCGGCGCTCGACAGGGGCGGGCACGCAAGGAACCTCGTCGGTTACTTCCAAGGCGACACCGGCACGATCAACCAGCTCGTGCATCTCTGGAAGTTCACGGACGACGCCCACCGTCGTGCCCATTGGGCCGCGGTCTTCGCCGATCCCGCCTTCATGGAAGGCTTCGCGGCGAAGTTCCGTCCGCTGGTCATGACCCAGGAGGTCAAGCTGCTGAACGCCGCGCCCTGGGGTCCTCACCCCTAGGGGAGTCCGCCAACGAGCAAGCGTCGTTACCCCTGACGGCCGCCGTGCCCGGCGACGGGCGCGATCCCTCCACTCCGGAGCGGAACGACCGTCCGGGCCTCCACATCGGAACGGTTGCCGCTCCCGGTCCGGCCGCGGGCACCGCACGGTCGCACGGCGCCCCGTCGACGGAGTCGCCGGAGGGCGCGATGGTCCTGTTCATCCTGGTCGAGGGGCTGGCCCTGATGGCGGCCGGAGCCTTCATCCTGCATCGCTTCGGCGCGCGGCCGCTGCCCGGCGCCGTCGCGCCGGGACCGGCCGCCGCGCCGCCCGATTCCGCCGACCAGGCCGATCGGGCCGGCTGGCATCTCGTGCTCGCCGGCCTCGCGGTGCAGCTCGCCGCCGTCGCGCTGGCGGCCTTCGGCTGAGGCGTGCGCCCCGCGGCGGGCCGACCGCCGCGCGCACGGGCCCGGAATCCTGCTATCGTCGCCGCGACTGACGACGGAGCTGGTGATGGCGGCCTCGCTGGGATTTTTGGGGAGGCGCGCCGTCATCCCCTGGGGCGCGGTCGCGGCGGCCGCTTCGATCCTGTCCGGCTGCGTCTCCTCGTCGTCCGACCTGTCGCATCTTCCCGTGGTGCTGCGCGCGCCCTACGACACGCTGCCGCCGGCGCCGGCCGGCGCGACCGTGCGGGCCGGCGTGCCCGCGCCGATGACGCCGCTCCAGCAGGAGGCGGTGGTGAAGGGCGTCATGTTCTTCATGAAGGACGGCCCCTCGGTGCGCTTCCCCAACCTGCGGGCCGCGCGCGATGCGCGGGGCATCGTCACCGTCTGCGGCGAGGTCGACGGCCGCAACGGCGCCGGCCGGCCGGCCGGCTTCGCGCCCTTCATCGGCGTGCTGATGCCGCCGCCGCAGCGCAACGCCCTGCCCGATTTCGTGCTGGTCGAGATCGGCAGCACCGCGCGCGACCGCGCCGTCGTCGAGGGCCTCTGCCGCGAGAGCGGCGTCATCTGACCTGCCGCGCGCGATAGGATGCTTTTCCCGATTTATCCACAGGATCGTGCTGCAGGTTCAGCAGGAATAGGCTAGGAAAAAGCCTACACTGACGATCAGTGCGTCAGACCCGACAGATCAGACCCCAGGCCCGGACCGTCCGTCCGGGCCTTTCGTTTTCGGAGAACCGCATGAGCAGCAAGCCTGCCGGCCGCAAGGCCGGCCCGCGCGCGGCTGCGCGCAACAACGCACCGCAGCGCCGCACGCCCCATCTCCTGCGCGGCAAGCTCGACATCTTCATCGAGGTCCTCGCCCGCACCGGCTCGGTCAGCCAGGCCGCCGAGGCGGCGGGTCTTGGCCGCACCCAGGTCTACGAGCGCCGCCGCACCCACAAGCGCTTCGCTACCGCCTGGAGCAGGGCGCTGTCGCTGGGCGTCGACAGCCTGCACGACAAGGCGATGCAGCGCGCCATGGAGGGCGAGGAGCGCGCCATCGTGCGCGGCGGCGAGGTGGTCGCCACCGAGCGTCGTGTCAGCGACGGCATGGTGAAGTTCCTGCTGAAGGCCCATCGCCCGGAATTCTCCGGCGCTGCGCCCGCGGCGTCCGCCTCCGAGCAGGAGGCGATGGCGAATCGCCTCAAGGCCGCCCGCGAGCGGCTGGAAGCGCACCGCGCACGCGAGGCGAAGAACAAAGGAGGCGGGTCGTGAAGGCCCGCCGCCGCACCGACCCGCTGACCGAGCAGGCCGAGACCATCGCCGCCCTGCGCCACGATCCGCTGGCCTTCGTCGAATGGGCGTTCCCGTGGGGCGAGCCCGGCCCGCTGGCCGCCTGCACCGGCCCCGAGAAGTGGCAGCGCGACGTGCTCGACGACATCGGCCACGCCCTGCGTGAAGGCAAAGGACCGGTGCGCGTCGCCGTCGCCTCCGGCCATGGCGTCGGCAAGTCGGCGCTGGTCGCCTGGCTGGTCCTGTGGGCCGCCGTCACCGACCCCGCGACCCGCGGCGTCGTCACCGCCAACACCGAGACCCAGCTCCGCACCAAGACCTGGGCGGAGCTGGGGAAGTGGCATCGCCTGGCGCTGACCTCGAAGTGGAACGAGCTCGGCGCCACCTCGCTGGTCTCGACCCTGCCGGTCGAGGAGGGAGCCGGCCGCATCGACATGGTGCCGTGGTCGGCCTCCAACCCCGAGGCCTTCGCTGGCCTGCACAACAAGGGCAGCCGCGTGCTGCTGGTGTTCGACGAGGCCTCCTCGATCGCCGACTCGGTCTGGGAGACCGCCGAGGGCGCGCTGACCGACGCCGACACCGAGATCGTCTGGCTGGCCTTCGGCAACCCGACGCGCACCACCGGCCGCTACCATGGCTGCTTCGGCCAGTTCCGTTCGCGCTGGATCGGCCGGAGGGTCGACTCGCGCACCGTGTCGCTGACCGACAAGCGCCAGATCGCGCAATGGATCGCCGACTACGGCGAGGAGTCCGACTTCGTGAAGGTCCGCGTGCTGGGCCAGTTCCCGCGCTCGGGCAACCTGCAGCTCATCGAGCCCGATGCGGTGCGCGAGGCGATGGACCGCGCGCCCGACCTTGCGGCCGAGCGGGGCCAGCCGCTGGTCATGGGCGTCGACGTCGCGCGCTTCGGCGCCGACCGCTCGGTGATCGTGCTGCGCCGCGGCCGCGACGCGAAGTCGTTCCCGATCGCGAAGTACCAGGGCATGGACACCATGGCGCTCGCCGCGAAGGTGGCCGAGCGCGCCGCCGCCGAGCGGGTGAGGGCGGTGTTCGTCGACGAGGGCGGCTATGGCGGCCCGGTCGTCGACCGCCTGCGCCAGCTCGGCGTGCCCTTCGTGTTCGGCGTCAACTTCGCCGGCAAGCCCGAGACCTTCGGCCCCGAGGGCGCCAAGCCGCGCTACGCCAACAAGCGCGCCGAGATCTGGGGCAACCTCAGGGACTGGCTGGCGACCGGCTGCCTGCCCGACGATCCCGAGCTGATGGCCGACCTGACGGGCTGCCAATACGGCTACGACGCCAGGGGCCACATCCAGCTCGAGAAGAAGGAGGACATGAAGAAGAGGGGACTCGCCAGCCCCGACATCGGCGACGCGCTGGCGCTCACCTTCGCCTGGCCGGTGCACGGCCCCGCCTGGGACCTCGCCCCGGTGCAGCACACCTACGAGACCGACTACGACCTCTACGCCGAGTTCGACGAGGACTACTGGTGGGGTGATGACGAGGACGATTGAGAGCCACCACTAACCGTCCCCTCCGCCGCAGTGGATTCTCTCCAACGTGGCACAGCGAGTCTTGGATAGATCACATGGAAGCAGATTGCCGACCAGATGCCTGTAGTGATGGCGCAAAGAAGGACGAGCAGCCCAAACCACAACGGTGCCATGACGGCCATCAAGAACATGGACATCAAACCTAAAGCAACGCCGCTCATTGCTTCTGCAGGACGGGAAGCCGCCATGGAGAGTCCGACGACGGCGCCCGAAATCGGGAATGCGAAAAGTGGCACGATGGCGGATTGCTTCAGGATCTGACGCGCCATGTTTGCGGGGCGCCGCTTCAAGTCGGATAGGGTCAATGTGTACGCCAGATAGCCGCCAATCCAGGTGCTGACGGCGCCAGAAAACGCAACCAGCTGCTCGACCCAGAAAGTCGAGGTGTGGTGGCCATCAATTGAAGGCGGTGAACTGTCGAATGCGATTACGCCATTCATGACTGCGAATGTCAGGACAGCCAAACCGAAGCTGAACCACCGACGTTCACGACGGAATGGGGGACCCATCTACGGCATCTTTCCGGACTTCGCGGCCGCTAGAGAGGAGAGGCGCAGGGCTGCCCAATCTCGGCATACCTTGCCATCGTCTCCCTGACCCAACCCTCTTTCTCCAATGGCCACTGCGCCACCTGCCAGCGAACATCCGGGCTGCTGGAGCGACGAGTGTAGTAAATGAATGCTTCGCCTGTGTAAGCCTTGGTCAAGGCCGCGTCGGGAATGACGCTGTTGAATGGGCCTTGGAACTTGAGGCCACCGTAGTGCCCGAAGCTGGGGGGCGACGGAGCTACCTCTGCATACGTTATTGCCGTCAGGGTATCCCCCGGGCCGAGAACTGGCCCGGCCTGTTCAAGGGCTCCAATTATCCGGTGGACTGCGATGCTCAGATCGACGCGAGTGCCGCGGCGGGATGCCGTCTCGGTCTGACTTCTGACAGGTGTGGCCTTGGTGGCCTTGCCCACGAAGATGTAGTTCGCCAGGCACAGGATTTGTTCCGGTGAGGCCGGGCTGGTTGCCTCTGCCTTGGCAACGCACAGGCCCACGGCCGCCGACGCAAGGACCAGCAAGGATGTAATCCGCCTCATGATCACCTCGCCGATTATTCTGTAACAGACCTGCAACCGCCACAAGGCGGCGCCTCCAAAGCAAGGACACGACATGCAATCCCCCTCACTCCGCCGCCATTGCGAGCGGCGGCTGGCGGCGCTCGACCGCGAGCGTTCGTCGTGGTTCGCGCACTGGCGCGAGCTCAGCGAATACATCCTGCCGCGTCGCGGCGCCTTCATCGGCGCGACGGCGCGCAGCAACCGCGGTGCCAAGCAGAACGGCAAGCTTCTCGACTCCACGGCCATGCTGGCCGCCCGCACCATGGCCTCGGGCCTGATGGCGGGCGTCACCTCGCCGACGCGGCCGTGGTTCCGCCTCGGCCTCGGCAGCCCGACGATCTCGGCGATCCCCGAGGTGCGTGCCTGGCTGGACGACGTGACGGCGCGCATGTTCCGCGTCTTCGCCCGGTCCAACCTCTACAGCGCGCTGGCCGTCGCCTACGAGGAACTGGGCGTGTTCGGCACCGCCGCCGTGGTCGTGGTCGAGGACGCGAAGGAGGTCGTGCGCGCCTATCCGCTGACCGTGGGCGAATACTGGCTGGGCGCGTCGGAGCGGCTGACCGTCAACACGCTCTACCGCTCGCTCGCCATGACGACCTTCCAGCTCGTCGAGCGCTTCGGCCGCGACGCCGTCTCCATACAGGTGCGCGAGCGCCACGATCGCGGCGAGTGGGACCACGAGGTCGAGGTGGTCCACTGCGTCGAGCCCAATCCCGACGCGGCGCCCTACGGCCGGTTCGGCCGCTTCCGCGAGGACATGCCGTTCCGCTCGGTCTGGTTCGAGAAGGCGGGCGCCGGCGAGGCCCTGCTCGACGTCGGCGGCTTCGAGGAGTTCCCGGCCTTCTGCCCGCGCTGGCACCTGATCGGCAACGACGTCTACGGCCGCTCGCCCGGCATGGACGCGCTGCCCGACGCCAAGAGCCTGCAGCGCATGCAGCAGAGGTTCGCCGAGGCGCTCGACAAGATGGTCCACCCGCCGCTGGTCGCGCCGCCCTCGATGCGCGGCGAGCGGGCCAGCCAGAAGCCGGGCACCATCACCTATGTGGCCGACACGACGGGGCAGGCGCTGCGCCCGGCCTACGACGTGAAGGTGCCGCTCGACCAGATGACGGCGGCCATCCGCGACCGCCAGCAGGCGGTGCGCGCGGCCTTCTATGCCGACCTGTTCCTGATGGCGACCCAGCTCGAGGAGGTGCGCAGCGCCACCGAGATCGCCGAGCGCCGCGAGGAGAAGCTGGTCATGCTGGGGCCGGTGCTGGAGCGTCTGCACGATGACCTGCTGGAGCCGCTGATCGGCCGGGTGTTCCAGATCATGTGCCGCAACGGCTACATCCCGCCGCCGCCGTTCGAGGAGCTGGACGGGATGAAGCTGCAGCCGGAATACGAGTCACCGATGGCGGCGATGCAGGTGGGGGTGTATTCGCGCGCTCTTGCCATGCCGCAATAGAACGACTGCCGTCGACGCGGCCTTCGTTTGTCAACCACCAATCTGACCCAAGCGAGTCCATTGTAGGTTTCTTGCCGCGACCAGAAAGCCGGTCGCACACCATTAGGAGAGCGCAATGGCAACGACTGGACTAGTGACGAAAGAAGCTTCAGCGCCTAGCACAGCTTCAAAAGCTGAGGAGCCCATTCAAGCCCTATGGGACGCTTACAAGAGTGCGGAGCGAGCGTGGGAAGCGATCTCATCAGCGGCAGACAAGATGCGGTTTCTCGCGCGGAAACATCACCCAAAGCGGCCGGAGAATCTCTATGGCCGTCGGCCAGTCATCGACCGCCAAAGATGGCTATGAACTATTTCCGCTAACCGAGGAGCAACTCAAAGCAGGTAGGGCGTCAATGATCCGTATGTGGGGTCGGAAGTCCAAGGGGCTTGCGGGCTACGACAAGCGACTCAAAGATTTCAAGAGTTGGGAGGCAGCGTGCGTCAGTGTTGATGTGGCCTATGGGCGCCCCGCGTTGGAGGCGGCAGCTAGTCAGGCGTGGGAAAAGGTGATGAAGCTTGAGGATCGGATCGTCAAAACTCCTGCAAAAACCAATCAGGGAATCCTGCTGAAGTTGAGACTTGTCGATCAAATCGAGGGCTACACGGCAATCGCGAAGAAAGGAACAAGATCAACGGTACCGCGCGTTGTTGCCGGTCTAATCGTGGAGCTACAGCGTCGGTCCGTTCCTCAGTGAGGACGGTATGGGTTACGGAACTGCTGCACAGTGCCGCCAGTCTTCATTGCGGACCTCGCCACGAATGCGGTGCCTGTCGGTTGCGGGCGTCAATCGATGTTCATGTGGCTTGAGTTATCCGCAGAAACGAGTTGCAGATTCAGCAGGAATAGGCTAGGAAAAAACCTACACTGAAGATTGATGTATCGACGCCCTGCCCGGGGTTCCGCCTCAGATGCTGAGAGGCCGGAGCCGCCGGGCCTTTTCATTTGGGCGTGCATCGGCCAGGTCCGAGGCATGAAATGTTCATCGGCGACCTCGGAACCGGCTCCTGGGAAGCTCGTTCAGTTATTTCGAATGATTCGGTTATTGCGTTTATGGAGAGGTGTCCTATATACGTACTGACCGATGAGGAGAGAGTGTCATGCCCCTCGATGGATCCCTTTCAGAGCGGCTCCCGACGCGCGACGAAGCTGACAAGGCCAAGAAGGCAATCGCCACTCTTGCGGGGCAAACCGACAAGCAGGGGGCTCTCGTATTGCGTCTGGCGCCGGGTGGTGAAGCTTCCCGGGTCGAATTGCCGCCCGCGGTGAGCAAGCTGGTGCTCGATCTGCTTTTGCTGGTCAGCAAGGGCGAGGCGGTGACGCTCGTGCCGTTCGGGGCAGAGCTCTCCACCCAGGAAGCGGCGGATTTGCTGAACGTGTCCCGTCCGTTTCTCGTCAAGCTGATCGAGGAGGGCGAAATTCCCCACTTCAAGGTGGGAACTCACCGCCGGATCAAGGCCGAGGATTTGTTCAAGTACAAGCGTCGTCGCGACAAGATCCGTCACGATGCCCTGAACAAGCTCGCCTTGCTCGGCCAGGAAATCGACGCCGAATGAGGCATGTCGCCGATCGCTTCACGGCGATGCTCGATGCGAACGTCCTGTATCCCTTCCTGGTGCGGGACGTCTTGCTGTCACTCGCAGAAGCCGGGCTCTATCGCCCTGTCTGGACAGCGGAAATCAATGCCGAATGGTCGGAGAATCTGATTGCCGCGAAGCCCGAACGGGAAGCTGCGATCAAGGCGACGATCGAAGCAATGAACGCGGCCTTTCCGGAGGCAACGACAACTGGCTACGAAGATCTGATCTCCTCCCTCTCGCTTCCCGATGCTAACGATCGACATGTCCTCGCTGCTGCAATCCGGAGCGGCGCGAGTGTCATCGTCACCGAAAACCTGAAGGATTTTCCGCCCGACATATTGGCCAAATACGACATCGAGACGCGTTCTGCCGATGAATTCGTCCTCAATACGTTCGAGCTTTATCCGACGGACGCGCTGCATGCCCTGAGGACGATGCGCGCACGCTACCACAAGCCTCCGGTGACGCCGGCCGAGCTGATCCAGCGAATGCTGAAGGTGGGGCTGATTGCGACCGTTGCGGCGCTTCAAGGGTACGAAGACTCGATCTAGGGACCGGCTTCGCACAACCACCACCCCCGCCCGGGGCTCCGCCTCACACACTGAGAGGCCGGAGCCGCCGGGCCTTTTCATTTGGAGAACCTGCATGACCGACCAGGCTGCCGGCTACGATGCCGGCGATCGCGCCCACGTGTCCGAGCGCCAGAAGAAACGGCGGCTGCGCGCCGAGCGCGCCGACGCCGATCTCCTCTGGCTGATGAACCAGCGCGAGGGACGGCGCTTCGTGGCGCGCCTGCTGCAGAGCTGCCACCTCTACGAGTCGAGCTTCACCGGCCCTGGAAGCTCCAGGAGCGCCACCTTCTTCCGCGAGGGCGAGCGCAATGTCGGCCTGCGGGTGCTGGCCGACATCACGCGCCTCTGCCCCGATCTCCATGCCCGCATGCTGGGCGATTCGCAGGACGAGACCTGACATGGCGAGCGTGATCCATCCGACTGTGCCGGTGGCAGGGTCAGCGGCGGAGCCGTGGCCATCTGGCGTCAAGGATGGCGATGAAGTGACGATCCGCGCCGACGAGATGTTTGCGCGCAAGCTCGACACCGAGTTCGCAACCGGCGTGCGTGGCCTGCTGCACAGCCCCAAGACGGGCCTTTCCTCTCTCGAGGGAGAAGCGGCCCTCGAAGCCATCGCCGGCATCTATCCGGCGCTGGAGGAACTGAGGCAGCGCACCCTCGGCGAAGCTATCGGCCCGCGCCAGCGCGTGCTGGTGGAGCCCGCGATCAATGCCCGCCTCGACTGGGCCGCCGGCACGATCGGTCGCCTGGCCGAGCGCGCCACGGTCGAGGTCGACGACGCCAGCGTGGCCGAGCGGCTTGCCGGACTGCGGCAGGATGCCGAGATCTCTTGGCACGACCCGGCCTGGCTGCGGCAACTCGGCCGCACCACAGTGAGCGAGCTGCGCGGGCAGGGCGAACGCCGTGGCTGGAATGACGCCGAGACCGACACGCGGGCGAGAGCAGGCCTTTCCGACCTCTATGCCGGCGCGGTCGAGGCCGCGATCGGGCGCGACCCCGACGGCGCAGTCAACCTGCTGGCGCACGCCCGCGAGGCGATCGATCCGGCGCGACTGAAGACGATCGACCGCTCTCTCGCCCGCGCCCGCGAGAACGGCTTCCTGCGGGAGGTCGATGCCGCCTTGAGCGCACTGCCACTCGATCCCACGACACCGCCGGCCCTCGACGTCTTCACCGCCCGCACGACGGAGCTGACACCGGAAGACGCGACCGACGAAGTGCGTGGGCGCCTCGGCGAGCTAGCGTCGCACGCCCAGCGTCGCGCCGAGCGGCAGTGGCACCGGCGCCAGGCCGAGGCCGGCATCGCCGCCCTCGACTGGCTGAAGCAGAACCCCGATGCCTCGTCGCTGTTCCGGCCGGAGGAGGTGCGCGAGTGGCTGGCGCCGGACCAGCTCGACGGGCTCAGGACGATGGAGCAGCGGGGTCGCTTCCTCACCGACCCCGACCTGTTCTGGCGTCTAGAGCGGTTGTCCGTCTACGAACCCGAGGCCTTCGCTGCGCTCGATCTCGACCGCCATCGCCTGTCGCTCGACGATGCGGATCACGCCCGCCTCGTCGGATGGCAGAAGGCCATCGCCGAGGACGCGGCCGATCCCGCCTTTGCCTGCCACCTCTGGGCACGGATCGGCCTCGATCGCGCCCTCCAAGAACGAGGCATCAGCACCGAGAGCCCCGACGCGGCGGACATCCGCATCGAGATGGGCGACCTCCTCGACAGCACCGAAGCCGTCGAGGGCCATTCCGCAACCGGTGACGACATCGACGCGATCGTGACGCGGCCCACCGATCCGGCCGCACCAGACGGCAAACATGTAGTTCCGGTCGCAGCGGGCGACTTGAAGTGCGTGGGCGGTAGTTGCGCCAGTGGCGGAAGCTGGGGAACTACGGGCATGTACTACATTGAGGGTAAGACCCTCTGCCGGAGTTGTGCCGTCAAGCAGCTCGGCATGGAAAACAGTCCGGCAGACGAGCTGATCAGGACGCTGGAGCCATTCGAGAAGCGGTAGGAACAGAGACCCAAAATGCAACTTTTGCGTGCTGTACTTAGTGGACCCCTCGCGATACCAGTTGGAAATGCCCGAGAAGAGGATCGATCTCCAAAAGCTCCGTCCGGGAGACCTGTTCCATGCCGAGTATCCGGGTGGTGCAACAGTCATCGGGATCACGCTGGAAGTGACGGCCACGCGCATCAGGGGAAGAGACATCACCCGGCAGGAAGTTCTGGAGATCGATCGGGCCACCGGCGTGTCCATCACCGCCGACGGTGATCCCTGCACAATCTATTCGACGGAGCCCCTGCCGCCCGATCTCCACGAAGCGATCCTCGGCCTGGATCGCAAGTACGGCTCGGGCCGCACTCCGACCGACGAAGAAAGCAAACTGACGCTCGCGGAGCGGAAGGCACTGATATTCGTCTCTCCTTGAGTTGGCCGATGGAACCACAACTGTTGGCTTTGCATCACCTCTTGCCCAGGCGCATGACCGGTTGGCGTCAGACCAACTCGAGGGGCCGACGGCGATCGCGCTGACAATCCCGACGTCATCCTCGCCAACAGCGGCAACGCGCGGCGAGGCTCGGGGCCACCCGATCCTGCGTTCACCGAGGCGATGCGGCGCGAGGTCTATCGATCCCATCGGGAGGCCTTGGAGAGGCTGGAACCCAACAATCCGTTCCTGACGTCCGTCGGCGCACCCGGTGGAATACCCGATCGGGCGGCGATGGTCCGACTTCACCAGGAACTGCAGGCGGCGAGGGCCCGGGCCGCGGGCGGTCCGCTCCCCGCGTCAGGCGGATCGCTCACCGCGTCGGGCGACGGGCCGGGGCTTCCCGGGGGCGGCAGGCTGGAGCGGGCTCTGGGCATTCCAAAGGACTGGCGCGTGATCATGTCGGACAAGGGCGGCGGCGTGACCTACATCAATCCCAACAACCCGAACGATCGCATAAGGGTCATGCCCGGCAATCCCGACGGTCAATACCCGCATCAACGTCGCCCATACGTGGTTGGTCAGAGCTGGGGCGCATATGTAAACCGGGACGGCAGGCCGCTCGGTGGGGCGGATCCAAGACGCCATCCAGACGCGCACATTCCCTACGACGCTTATGTCTTCTGGAGATAGAACATGCCGTTCATCAAAAAGATCTGGCTCAGGAATGCGTGCAGTGTCCTCGATGCGATCGCCGATCGAAGCGTCTTGCATGATGCCTGGTCGGGGAAGAGCGACTATCCGACCTCGCCCGAGGAAATCTATAATGAAGTCTTCAGCGACGCGGTCGTCGACGAGTACGCCGATCCCGACCTCGAACTCGACGAGGCGCAGAAGGCGGCGGGCAAGACCTTCGTCGACAGCATGCGACAGTTCGACGAGATCGGCGGCCCCGAGCTGCCGTGGCAGGAGGTGATCGACCATCCCGGCTGGGTGAAGGTGCGCGAGGCGGCGCGGACGTTCCTCGACCTGCTGCGCCCGGCTGCCTGATCGTCGAAGTCGCCATCGGAACGCCCCTTCGGTGATAGGAAAGATTCTTCGACTTATCCACAGATTCGAGTTGCAGGTTCAGCAGGAATAGGCTAGGAAATTAACTATACTTCCGACCATAGCGTCGGCGCCCCGCCCGGGGCTCCTGCCTCGAAGCATCGAGGCCGGAGCCGCCGGGCTTTTTGTTTCCATTTCGAGTCCAGCGCGTCGCCCGGCAGGGGCGGCGCAGAGAGGAGAGCTGACGATGACAGAGTCCCTGATCGCACCGGATCCCATCCCCCGAGGTGCCGAGGGCGACGTCGTTCCGCCCGGTCCCGAGGAGCGCGCCACGGCCGACCCGGCGCCGTCATCGGTCGCGGCTGCGGCGATCTATCGAGGGCCAGAAGCGGAGACGGCAGCGGAGACGGCAGCGGAGGCGGCGGAGCCGCCGGCAGAAGCGGAGGCTCCCGCAACGGCAGAGGAAGAAGAAGGGGCGGAGACGCCCCCTTCTTCGTATGAGCCGTTCGCACTGCCCGAAGGCGTGACGATCGACACCGAGGCGCTCGAGGTGGCGCAGTCGCTGTTCGCCGAGGCGAGGCTCAGCCAGCCGCAGGCCCAGAAGTTCGTCGATCTCTACACGGCCAGGATGAACGAGCTGACCCGGCGCCAGGTCGCGGCGGCGGAGGACCGCCAGGCCGCCTGGGTCGCCGAGGTGAAGAACGATCCGGAGCTGGGCGGGAGGCGATTCGAGTCCGCCCGCGCCGCGGCCCAGAAAGCGCTCGCCCGCTTCGGCACGCCCGAGCTCAGGCAGACGCTGAACGATCTGTGGGTGGGCAACAACCCGCAGCTCTTCCGCTTCTTCGTGCGCGTCGGCCGGGCGATGGCGGAGGACAGGCATGCGGGCGCCGCTGCCGGTGCCGCGCGCGCCTCTGCCGCCGAGACGCTCTACCCCAACGACAAATAGCAACACAGGAGTGAAAGAATGGCCGCCATCGGCAATACCGCGCTGACCTACGCAGATTGGGCCAAGCGCTACAATGACGGGAAGATCTCGGTGATCGTCGAGCTGCTCGCGCAGACCAACGAGATCCTCGACGACATGCGCTGGGTCGAGGGTAACCTGCCGACCGGGCACCGCACGACCGTGCGCACCGGCCTGCCGGAGGGCACCTGGCGCCAGCTCAACTACGGCGTCCAGCCGACCAAGAGCACGACCGCCCAGGTCAACGATTCCTGCGGCATGCTCGAGACCTACAGCGAGATCGACAAGGCTCTGGCCGACCTCAACGGCAACACCGCCGAGTTCCGGCTGAGCGAGGACAAGGCCTTCCTCGAGGGCCTGTCGCAGCAGATGGCCGACACGATCTTCTACGGCGACACCGACGAGACGCCGGAGAAGTTCACCGGGCTCGGCGCCCGCTACAGCAGCTTCGATGCCGAGGCCAAGTCGCGGCAGAACATCATCGATGCCGGCGGCAGCGGCTCGAACAACACCTCGGTCTGGCTGGTCGTGTGGGGCGATCTCACCGTGCACGGCATCTTCCCCAAGGGCAGCAAGGCCGGCATCCAGATGCGCGACCTCGGCGAGCAGACGCTGACCGACGCGCAGGGCAACCGCTACCAGGGCTATCGCACGCACTACAAGTGGGACGCCGGCCTCACGGTGCGCGACTGGCGCTACGCGGTGCGCATCGCCAACATCGACGTGGGCGCGCTGGCCGGCGGCACGCCGCCCGACCTGATCAAGCACATGATCCAGGCGACGCACAAGGTGCCGTCGCTCAAGACCGGCCAGCCGGTCTTCTACATGAACCGCACCGGCCGGCAGTGGCTCGATATCCAGGCCGCCACCAGGGACAACGTGATGCTGAAGATCTCGGAGTTCGAGGGCCGTCCGGTCCGCGAGTTCCTCGGCATCCCGGTCCGCACCTGCGACCAGATCGTCAACAGCGAGGGCCGCGTGGTCTGACGGCCGCCCGCGAACACAGGAGCACAACCATGTACATCGATCGTCAGAACCTGTTCGGCCGCGACCAGGCCGTCACCGCGAGCGCCCCCAGCACCGACCATATCGACTGCGGGGCGGCGCGCGACATCGGCAACGGCACGCCGCTCGAGATCCTCGTGCTGTGCACCGAGGCCGTCACGGCCGCCGGCGCCGCGACCGTCACGGTGGCGCTGCAGAGCGACGACAATCCGTCGTTCTCCTCGCCCGCCAACCTGGTGCTGAGCGACGCCACTCCCAAGGCGGCACTCATCCCGGGAGTGGAGCTGCTGCGCGTGCCGGTGCCGTACGGCGCCGAGCGCTATCTGCGCCTCTACTTCAGCGTCGGCAGCGGCCCGCTCACCGCGGGCAAGTTCACGTCCGGTCTCGTGCCGATGCGTCAGGCCAACACGGCCTATGCGTCGGGCTACGCGGCGTAACGGGGAGGCGCCGCCGGCGCGACCGAGGCGTGCTCGTCGAGTAAGCGGGTGACCCGGGCTCCGCCCGGCTCTCTCCCAGCCGCCGCGCGCCGCGCCACCTCCCGGGCGGCGGAGGAGCAATCCTCCGCCGCCCTTCCTTTCTCTCGTGACGGGGCCAGTCATGCCGAACGCCGAAGTCGATCTCTGCAACCGCGCGCTGTCGCGGCTGGGCACGCGCGCCACCATCGCGGCGCTCAGCGAGAACAGCACCGAGGCGCGGACCGTCTCGATCTGGTACGCTGCAACGCGCGATGCCCTGCTGCGCGTCCACGACTGGAACTTCGCACGACGCCGGGTTGCGCTGGCTGACCTGGGGTCGCCATCGCCACGAGACATGGGAAACTGGGCCTACAGGTTCGCCCTGCCATCCGACTGCCTGCGCCTGCTGCGGCTCGAGACGCTTCCCGGCCTGCCGTCACCGCGCTTCGAGGTGGCCAGAGACGGGGCGGGCCGCATCGTGCTTTGCGACGAGCCGGCGCCGCTTGCTGTCTATACCGCGCGGATCACCGACCCTTCCCTGTTCGATACCGGTTTCGCCCAGGCACTGGTCGACCAGCTCGCCGCACACGTCGCCTACCCCGTGACGCAGAAGACCGATCTCGCCGTGCGACTGGCTCAGGCTGCGCGGCTTGCACTGGCGGAGGCGATGACGGCCGACAGCGGAGAGGTGGGTAGTGGAGTGGAGGAGATGCCAGATTGGATCGCCGCTCGGGCTTGAGAGGCGCGTGCGTGAAACGGAGTTGATGCTGTCGCCTGCAGCCGGCAGCACTATAGTCTCTTATGCTCGGAGGTGCCGTGGATCTGAATGCCAGTCCTTTAGCCGAGAAGACATTCAGGCTGGCCGGGCTTGGCCTCCTGGGCTTCGCGACCGTCACAATGACGATCGACGTCTTCGACGACATCACGCTGGGCGGCGCTGATTTCTGGTCGCGGCTGGTCAAGTTTCAGTTCTCGCTTGCTGCGCATTTCTTCACCCTGGCGCTGGTCATCCAGACCCTGAATAGCGCCTGGCGCGTCTCATGGCTGCTCACTGCGCTAGCCTTGGCGACGGCGGCGGCCGGTCTGGGCGAGGTCATCTGGATGATGTGGCTTGCCGCCATTTCGTTCGGGCCGACGGCGCTCGCCCGGTTTGTCTACGGCATCGTCGGGGCCGGTGCCGTGGCGGTCATGGGCTCCGCCTTCGTGGTCGGCTTGGCGGCGGCATTCGATCGGCGTTCGCGGATCACCTCGGCGCTGCGGCTGGCGGTCGTAATCGGCCTGGTGGGCGGCTCGGCGCTCACCCTGCTGGTGGGGCTCGCGCTCGGCGCACGCGGCGGCAGTCATGTCGGCGTTCATCCTCCGGGCGGCGCGGTGGTGCCGTTCCTCGGCTGGTCGCTGGTCGCGGGCGACCTACGGACGCCCTACTTCTTCGCTCTCCACAGCATGCAGGTCGTGCCGCTCTGGGGGTGGCTGGTAGCGCGGCTGTTCGGCGGTGGTTTGGCGACTGCGCTCGTCCTCGGTGGCGGCGCTTCGTGGACCGCGCTCACTCTCTTCTTGCTGGAGCGTGCCTCTCGCGGGGAGCCGGCGTTCTAGAACCTGTAGTGGATGGATCGGATCATCTTCGAGCAGGCGCGCGCGTCCCGGAAACGGTGAAAGCGGAATATTTTGCCGAGCCGTCGGCCGTGCCAGTCCGAGGTGGTCGGCGAAGTCAGTTCGCTGCAGCGTGCCGGGCAGCATGTCGACATAGGCTGGGTGAAGATACCTGAGGAGCATATTCTGGAGGTCGTTCCTGCCGATCTAAAAGACGGCGCGGCGCAGTGCGGCAGGACCTTGCCCAAGGGAGCAACGTGTCCGACGGCGCCAGCCGGAGAAGCGTTCGCCGCCGCATTCACCGGAATGCGGAACTTGCGTTGCTGGCGCCGGTGCGGATGGCGAAGGCGTCGGCGCTGACGCAGATCGGCACGCTCGCGGTCCATTCGTGGCCCGACGCCTTGTCCTGCGCGTCGAGGGATAACTGCGGTACAGCATCAGACCGGGCCAGAGAAAGGCGCAGGCCTGCGGCGGCAGCCAATACCTGCCTCCCAAGATGACGATCGGAGCGGGGCCGTCGTGTTGGCGCCGGTCCTCGTGCCGAGGCGTCGCTCGCAAAGCCAGTGACCTCGAAGGCGCGGACCGGGATGCGGCAGTCACGTGAGCGATGACACGCGCGTAGTGAAGCGCAGACTTTGAGGGCCAAACCTGAAAGCGGGCGGACAAGGCGGCGGTGATCCTGCGCCGCCGCGATGCTGCATGCAACGAGGAGAAAACATGCCTGTTCCGATGATCCAGCCAAGCTTTGCCGCGGGCGAGATTTCGCCGGCGCTTCACGGCCGTGTCGATCTCGCCAAGTATCAGGTCGGCTTAGCAACCTGCCGAAATTGGTTCGTCCACCCGTTCGGCGGGGTCAGCACGCGCGCGGGTACCGCCTTTGTGGGGGAGGCCGTCGACTCTTCGGTGCGTTCGCGCTTGGTGCCGTTCCAGTTCAGTGCGATGGAGACCTACGTGCTGGAGTTCGCGCACCGGAAGATGCGCGTTATATCGGCCGGTTCCGGAGGAACTGCCGAGGATGGTGGCTATGTCCTCGAGACAGCAGTTCCGATAGCCAACATCGTCAACGCGACAACAGGCCTAGTGACGACGGCAGCGCCGCACGGCTTTGCCGCCGGTGACCATGTCTGGATCGATGGCGTGCAAGGCATGCTCGAGATCAATCGCTGCCGCTTCACCGTGGCGGCTGCGACTGCCACTTCATTTCAGCTCGCCGGCACCGACACCTCGATGTGGAACACCTGGAGTGGAGGCGGAACCGTGGCCCGCCTTTATACACTCGCCACGCCCTATGCCGGCTCCGATCTCGCGTTGCTTAAGTATGTGCAGTCGGCGGATACGATGACGCTCACCCATCCCGGCTATGCGCCGCGCAATCTGACTCGCACTGGGCATACGGCCTGGAGCCTGGCGACCATCGACTTCGCTCCCGAGGTCGCCGCACCAACGGGGCTGGCCAGTTCCAATCCGGGCAGCGCCCAGAGTTACGTCCTGACAGCGGTGAACGACGAGACCGGCGAGGAGAGCCTTGCCAGCTCTGGAGTCGGTGCCGCTGACGCGCTCTCAGCCATTACTTTTTCGCCAGTTGTAGGCTGCACCTACTACAACGTCTACAAACGGAGAAACGGAATCTACGGCTTCATCGGTCGCGTGAGATCCGGCAGCGCCTTCGCGGACAGCAATATCGCTCCCGATACGTCGGACACGCCGCCGCAGCAACGCAATCCCTTCGTAGGGGCTGGCGACTGGCCCGGTTGCTCCACTTGGCACGACGGTAGGCAATGGTTCGCGCGCACTGACAAGGGCCCGCAGACCCTGTGGGCGAGTCAGTCCGCGAATTTCCGGAACATGAGCGTGTCGGAGCCGACTCGCGACTCTGATGCGATCACGCGCACCATCGCCAGCCGCGAGGTCAACGAAATCCGCTTTCTCCTGAGCCTCAACGCGCTTTTGGTCTTCACCTCTGGAGGGGAGTGGAAGTGCTGGGCCGGCAGCCAATCTGATGTCATCACACCGGCCAATACGGCGCTGAAGCCGCAGGGCTACTCGGGCATCGCGCATGTGCCGCCAATCGTTAGCGGCAATTCAGCGCTGTTCGTCACGTCATCGGGCAGGAAGGTGCGCAATATTTCCTACGATCTAGGGGCCGACGCCTGGGCGGGCCGCGATGTCGGAATTCTTTCCGGCCATCTCTTCGAAGGGCGGCAGATCGAAGAGTGGGCATATGCCCGCGACCCCGACTCGATCGTGTGGTGCGTTCGCTCAGACGGCGTGCTGCTGGGCTTCACCTATTTGAAGGAGCACGACGTTTACGCCTGGTCGCACCATATTACCGACGGTGCCGTCGAGAGCGTGTGTGCAATCCAGGAGCGAAACGAGACGGCGCTTTACCTTCTCGTGCGTCGTATCGTCGGGAACAGGGCCGTTCGTCATGTCGAACGCATGGCCTCGCGCCAGTGGGATGGAAATCCCGCCGACGTCCGGTCGGCGTGGTGCGTCGATTCGGGTGTTCGCTATGACGGCTGGAACGCAGACCCGGCGCGTACGATCGCGATGACGGGCACGGACTGGCAGGCCGGTGCCACCGTCGGCCTGACGGCCAGCGGTCATGCACCTTTCGTCGCCGTCAGCGAAGGTCAAAAGTACATCCTGCGCAATGGTGGCTTCGAGATCGCGGTAACCGTCGTCTCCGCCGCCGATGCCGAGCACGCTTCCGCGACGCTAGACGCGGCAGCCCCTAGGGAGATGCAAAACGTCGTCGTGGCGGACTGGGCGTTAGCAACTTCGACCCTTCGAGGGCTCTGGCATCTTGAGGGGCGGTCACTCGCTGTCGTTGCCGACGGCTCAGTACAGCCCGTGGCGACCGTGACTGAGGGCAGTGTCACGATTCCCCAGACGGCCGGGCGGATTCTGGCTGGTCTCCCCTATGTTTGTGACCTTGAAACCCTTGATCTGGAGGGCGACCCGCCGACGCTGCAAGGCCGCACGAAGCGTGTTCAGGAAGTCGCGCTGCGTGTACGGCTGAGCCGTGGTCTCAGCGTTGGCCCCAGTGCGGATCGCTTGGTTGAGATCAAGGAACGGTCGGTCGAACCGCCCGGCACGCCGACAGTGCTGGCGACGGGCGACGAGCGTGTGCTGGTGGACCCGTCGTGGAATGCCGACGGCCGGGTCTTCGTCCGTCAGGCCTTTCCGCTGCCGGCAACGATCGTGGCCGTCATGCCGCGCCTCGAGGCTGGCGAATGACCGGCAGAATCGAGATGGGGATGGGGGTCGAGATCGCGACCGCGACTCGGGCGGATGTCTACTCGCTCCTGCCCGCCCTGCGGCAGGCAGACATCGACGAGATTCGCACGGCATCGGGTCTGACGCCGGAGGCCGGCCTGCATAGGTCCTTCGCGCTCAGTACCCACGTGTGGGCCGCCCGGGAGGATCGGACCGCGGCGATCGCGCTGTGGGGGGGGGGGCCCGCTGTCGCTGAGTGCGGGCAAAGGGTGCCCCTGGCTGCTGGCTTCGGCGAGCTTCGATCGCCGCATTCGGCAGGTCGTCAGCCTGTCGCGACCGATGCTCGCCCGCATGCGCGCGGCCTATCCGCAGCTCGAGAACCATGTCGATGCCCGCAACCGCCGGGCCCTCCGCTGGCTCGGCTGGCTGGGATTCACCATCGAGGCGCCGGCACCCTGGGGTGTCGAAGGCCGTCCCTTCCATCGTTTCTGGATGTGATTGCCAGGGAGATCTCCATGTCCCTCACCACGACGACCAACAAGATCGTCTACCAAGGCAATGGATCCACCACGGAGTGGCCTTCGCCTTCCCCGTTCTCGATGCGAGCCACCTCGACGTCATCGTCACCGATGCCGACGGTCACGAAACCAGCCTTTCGGCGAGCGCCTACGGCGTCAGCGGCATCGGCGCGCCGACCGGTGGGGCGGTGACATATCCGTTGGCTGGTGCGCCCCTCGCGACGGGCACGAAGCTCACCATCGTCCGGACGGTGCCCTACACGCAGACCACCGTGCTTTCTAATCAGGGCGGCTACTATCCCGAAGTCGTTGAGCGCCGCCTCGACGAAATCTACATGGCGTTGCAGCAGCTCGAGGAACGGGTCGGCCGCGCGAGCCTCTACGCGATCAGCGATCCGGCCACGGAGCAGAGCAACCTCGCCCTGATCCAGCAGCTTCAGGCCATGAACCTGCTCGACACGCAGGGCGATCTCCTGACCCATGACGGGTCGGCGTATCGGCGGCTGGCACGCGGCGGCGCGACCCAGGTCCTCGGCGGCGGCACCGAGCTCGTGTGGCGCGACATGGTGATGCCGGCCATGCACATCCACGGGCTGACCTACTCGCGGAGTGCCGCCAATGCGATCGACATCGCGGCGGGTGGGGCCATGTCGGAGGATGGTACCGCGTGGCTGGCCTGGCCCGGCGGGACAGCGATCGCCATCGATGAAGGCTTCGGCGCGGGCGCCGGCGCGCTCGACACCGGCGCGATCGCCAATGGCGATTACTGGATCCACTTGGTCAGACACGATGGCACCGGCGCCGTGAAGCCGCTGGTGTCGCTGTCGCGCACCGCCCCGACGATGCCGGCGGGCTGGACGAAGAGGCGGCTGATCGGCTGGCTGCGGCGCACGTCGGGAACCATCGTGGATTTCCACACGGCCGAGCTGACGGGCGGCGGCCTGTCCTTCGAATGGAAGCCGCCGGCCCTGGACGTGAATGCCGCGCTCGGGACGTCCACCCGGACCGACACGATCAGGGTGCCGGTCGGGATCGCCGTCAGGGCCCATGTCGCGGTCACGGTCGGCGGCGTCGGCAATGCCATCTTCGGCCAGGTCTGGAACCCCGATGCCGGACCTCCGGGCACCTTCAACGTGAGCTGCTGCGCCAACAACGGCTGGCATCAGGGCCACGATCTCTGGCTGTTCACCAGTGCGGGCGGCCAGCTCTCAGGCGCCTGCAACTACAACACGTCGCAGTACTACATCAGCACGCTCGGCTTCGAGCTGCCGCGGAGGTAGCCATGTTCGTCAACAAGGAGAACGGCGTCATCGTCGAAAGCTGGTCGTCGGCACAGACCGACGCGCAGCGCGCGCTGGGCGAGGCCCATCCGGACTGGCTGCCGGACGATCATCCCGACGCGGTCGCGCGCCTGGCCGGTCCCGTGCCCGCGGCGGCGCCGTCCATTCCCAACTGGAAGGCCCACGGAATCCTGACGATGGACGGGAAGCGACAGGCCGTGCTGGACCTGATCGGCGCGATCGGCGATCCAGCGAAGCGCGAGCTGGTCCTGTCGGCCTTCCTGCGTCTCGACCCGATTCCACGCGACAGCGCAACGCTCGTCGAACTGCTCACGCATCCCGCCGTGGGCTACGACGAGGCGGGCATCGACGATCTGTTCGAGCGCGGCAACGCGCTCCGGATCGACTGGGACTGACCGATGACCGACCCGTCGATCCACATCCCGGCGCTCCGGCCGGCCCGAACGGGAGCCGTCATGAGCCCCTCCGACAACCCCTCGATGGTCAGCCTGCCGCGCGAGGCCCTGGAGGCGCTTCTGGAGGACGCCGCCGAGCGCGGCGCCAAGAAGGCGCTGGCCGGCGTCGGGCTCGGCGACGAGGACGCGCCCGACCACATCCGCGGCCTGCGCGATCTCTTCTCGATGTACCGCGTCGTGCGCAACGGCGCGCTCAAGCAGATCGGCCAGGGCATCGCCCTCGTGCTGATCGGCGCCCTCGTGTTCTTCGTCACCACCAAGGTCCAGTCCCCCAAGTAGGAGGTATCGTCATGCTCGCATTGTTGGGTTCGCTTCTCGGCCTGCTGGGCTCGCTCGCGCCCCGCATCATCGGCTTCTTCGAGCAGCGCATGCAGCACCGCCAGGAGCTCGAGATGCTGCAGGTGCAGGGCCGCTTCCAGCTCGAGATGATCCAGGCCGGCCACACCGCGAAGATGGCCGAGATCAACGCCACCGCCGACATGCGGACCGAGCTCGCCGCCTTCGCCGCGGCCAACCGGCCGACCGGCATCAGGTGGGTCGACGCCTTCAACGGCGTCATGCGGCCCTTCCTGACGCTCTGCTTCTTCATGCTCTACGCCGCGGTCAAGACCGCGCAGTTCATCGTGCTCGCCCAGGACGGCGGCATGGGGGCGGCGACGGTGCTGTCGCTGTGGAGCAACGAGGACTGGGCGGTGTGGGCCGCCATCATCACCTTCTGGTTCGGCAACCGCACCTTCAACAGGGAACGCGGCCGCGGCTAGGCCGGCCGGACAGGGAGGCTCCGATGCCCTTCGACGGCACATGGTCGCTGCGCCACGTCAGCACGCGCGGGCGGGCGCTCATCAAGGCGTTCGAGGGCTTCATGCCCTCGACCTACATCTGCCCGGCCGGGCATCCCACGATCTGCTACGGCCATGTCGTGCTGCCGGGCGAGAGCTTCCCCGAGCCGATGTCGGAGGGGGCCTGCGAGGATCTGCTGGTGCGCGACCTGCCGCGCTACGAGATGGCGGTGTGCCGGCTGATCGAGGTGCCGCTGCCCGATGCGTGCTTCGACGCGCTGGTGTCGTTCACCTTCAACCTCGGCGAGGGCGCGCTCGCGGCCTCGACCCTGCGGCGGCTGGCCAATGCCGGCCGGCTCGAGGAGTGCGGGCCGCAGTTCGACCGCTGGGTGTTCGCCGGCGCCCGCAAGCTGCCCGGCCTGGTCGCCCGCCGCGCCGCCGAGCGGGTCATGTGGGAGGCGGGGTTTCGCTGATGCCCGCCCTCGCCGGGCCGGAAGCCGGCCGCGCGGCTCCGGCGCAACTGGCGAGCCTTCCGCCGGCCTGCTAGTAGCTTGCCGACCTTCAGAACCGGAACCCTCGTCGACCATGCAGGCACTCGACAGATATCGCGAAAAGTGGCGCGAGGTCCCCTCGGGCGCCGAAGGCCGCGTGTTCGGCGACAGCATTCTCGAGCTCGATGACGAGCGGTTCCTCGCCTACTGGTCGGGCATGGCGACCAAGCGGACCGCAAGCGTCGTCGGGGGGCTCTATCCGCTCTACCGCGACCATTTCGCCGGCAGGCGGGTGCTCGAGCTGGGCGGCGGGCTGGGGTTCGACGGCATGCACTATGCCGGGCACGGCGCGCAGTGGACCTTCGCCGACATCGTGCCGAGCAACCTCGCCGCCATCCGGCGCGCGGCGAAGCTGAAAGGCGTCGACGTCGCGACGCATCAGATCGGCGACGATCTATCGTTCGATGCCCTGGACGAGTTCGACGCCATCATGGTGATCGGGTCCATCCACCACGTCCCGTTCGACATCGCGCGCCGGGAGGCGGTGGAGGCGCTCCGGCATCTCAGGGTCGGCGGCCGCTGGATCGAGCTGGTCTATCCCCGTGAGCGCTGGCTGCGCGAAGGCTCGATGCCGGCAGACCGCTGGGGCACGCGCACCGACGGCGAGCGCACGCCCTGGGCCGATGGCACGACGCCGAGAAGATCCGGCATCGGCTTCGCCCGGCCCGGCTGCGGACGGTCCTCGACATGGAGCTCTCCTGGGGCAGCTTCCGCTGGATAG